AACCATTTCAATAGCACAAGGTTCACACTGAACGGCTCTTTTATCACCAATAAATTTTTTTTTACATGTCACACACCCTTTATGCCAATAATGACCAGGAGCAAACCCACCTATTGGGTATTTGTTTTTTTCGTGTCTTTCAGTTGCAATTGAAATCAATTCTTTTGGTGTACCAAAATCTTCATTATACACTTTTAAAATAACTGCAACATCAATATCCATAACATCAAACTCACTTGTTCCTTCAGCAATGGTTTCAACTTCAAAATCAACAAAAGCAAACCCTTGTTTCTCAACCATCTCAATAAGTTGTGTTTCATTTGATCCGTTAGGTTTTAATGGTAAATCACTATATTGATTTTTTACCACATATTCTTCTCCGTTGTGTATTACTTTACCGATCATTTTCTTAATTGATTTCTTTTATGCAATATTTTATTCTCAAGTGGCCAAATAACATCATATTGAAGACTATTCCAATATTTATCTGGCACATTTTTCATCAATTGGTTTCCAAAATTTCTAAGTAACCTATTTGCTGTAAATGTTTGTTGGTGTGTCTCGCAAGAATCAATTACCTTTTCAATCCATTTTGCTAAGTCTCCGTAATGTCTACTTCTATTTTCCATATTATTTTTCAATAGGTTTGACCATCTTTATATTGACGGTTGGTGTGTCCATCCATTGTCCGTTACACATTTTTATGGTGCTCATTCCACTTTCATGTGATAATACCTGTGTTGCTTCAATTTGTGATCCATCATTTAATATTACCAATTCATCGCAAACTTTACTATTTTTGAATGAAAAATAAACCATTCCTCCAGATAATGTTAATATTACTATTAAAATTATGCCAATACTTCTTCTTATCATATTATTTAATGTTCAAAAATGTTCCTGATCCACCCGCAACTGTTGTAGGAAGTTTCCCGTCCCAACTTTGTGCTTTTAAATATTCAACATAAAGAGGTGTAATTTCTTTTTGTTTTAATTTCATTGCCAAGGCCAAAGCTTGTGCGTCAATTATAACTTTTGCAGAATCACCACGAGCAATTGCAATTTTTTCTTGGGCTTCAGCTTCTGCAACTAACTTACGTTGCATCGCCGCCTGTGCCTCCTGAACCGCCTTTGTTTTAGATTCAATCGCCTGTTGTAATGCTTTTGGTGGTGTAATGTTAGTTCTTAACTGTGATACTTCAAACCATTTAGATAATCTTTTATTACACTCAGCAACAATAGCCGCCTCAAATTCTTCTCGTTTATTAAAGATTGCATCCACTTCCCATTTATTAGCTACGTCATTTACTGAAGAGACAATTGCGTTCATTAACCATCCTTGTTCAATTTGTTTTATATCCAATCTCAAGTTCTCAAACATGTTACCAATTGCCGTTGGTTTTAATGAATAGTTAAAACTTGGTTTAATTGTTGCGGCAAATCCCCCTTTTGTAATCACGGTCTGATCCTTATATTCAATATGCTGTTGGTATGTAGGAAACTCTAACATCTGTTCTGTCCAAGTGTTATATAATACCCACCCCGTTTTATATTCATAGCTTGACACACCTCTTTTGTCACCGGTTAAATTAACTTTAATCCCAACGTGTCCGGCATCCACTCTGTCAAAGGCAAATGGTTGGATACTAGAGATTATAATACCTAAGACAAAAATACCAATTGGTTTTAGTATCCACATTGTGTTAAACATCTCTTTACTATCACCCCATCTGTCTGTTCCTGTTACATACATTCGGTCTCTTGTTGTAAATGCAATAAATCCTGCAATTACCAATCCTAAAATAAAAATTAAAGCACTAATCATTTTTTTCTTCTTTTTTGTTAAATAATTTTATTGTTTCGTTTATTACATACATAAGGATCCCTACAACACCAACGAAACTTAACAGTTGGAGGAACCCGTTTACTTCTCTACTGACGACATATTCGCCAAACATTGTTCCGATTGCGATAAAGCCTAACCACATCAGAAACACTTTAAAAAACTTCATTTAATTTTTCATATATTAATCATTTATAAAAACACAATTCTTAAACTCATAAACTTGTCCGGATCTTGAAGAGATTACATCTAATTCAATATTATAACCAATAATGTTTATTTTTTCTGCTTTAAAGTCTTCACCTTTTTTTGGTACTTTAAACTTTAATGGTTTATCAAATACTATCCCTTGTCTATATGATATCCTTTTAACAGTATCGGTCCAAGTTGATAATCCATATTTTCCATTATACCTAAACTTTCTACCGACAAATCTTGGAATATCAAACCTTTCATTTTCCACATCTTTTGATAATGGATTTTTCTCACCTGTTAGTTCTTCGTAGTAAGGATTAAGTTCTCCGGTCTGTGGATCGTGTGTTGGTATGTTCTTCATTATTACTTATTATAAAGTACGTAAAGTCTTTGAGCGATTTCTTTTAGTTGTAATTCTAATTTTGATATTTTTTGTTTATCTTCTTCAGTTAATTCAAACTTTTCTGCTTTAATGTCTGCAATTTCATTAATGATTCTTCTATGTTGTTCCATTAATGCTCCTTGTAAAATTCTACCGTCTTGTTCCATTTTTTTATTTTTATTTTTTTATTATTGCCTTTGTTAATTGGTTAATTAATCCTTGTACTTCACCAAATTCAGTAAAACGAATTTGTGGATCCGTATTAAATACTTCAACATACCAGTTACCATCTTTAATTTCTTCGTTTGTTGGTGTAATAAAAGTTAATCCATCTACTATATCAAGTACATAGTAATAGGAATCATCTTCATCGTGTTCTTTAATTTCCTCACTTTTAAACCCTAAAAGTATTAATTCTCTTTCTGTCATTTTATAAGTTTTACTTTTTTTATTTTACCTTCTTTATCTACCTTATATTTAATTTTAGCAGTGTCAACAACTAAAATGTACTGATGGTCCATGTTTAAACAATTCCATTCACAAGTTTCGTGATAATACAGATGGACATGTATTTTATCCAACTTTTTACATTTCAAATATGTAAAATCTTTATATTGCCAGTTAGAACAACTTGTAACCAACCACAAAACAAATATATATAACATTTTTCTCATAATCAAATTTCTCTTGATGTAAATTCTTTAAGCGCTTCGTCAACAATCTTCATATATTTTTCTTGTTTTTTTCTATGATAGAGATATAATAAAAAACAGATTAGGTATACAATTAAAAAACTAACTACTCCAACAAAATTAAAAAATAATAAGATAGATTGTACAATCGATACAATGGTTAAGATTAATGTTGAGTACATGTGTTTATCGGCAATTGCCAAATTTTTCCGAGCCAAATCTAAAAGCTCGCCGTCGTTTAATTCTTTCATATTAATTTTATTATAAGTTTTCCTTTGTTTAAAAAATCTTCTTCACAATTCATCATATAATCCTCAACACAATCTTTAACTATTTTTTTCATGTGTTCACTTTGACCAGTAATAACCTCTACTTCTTTTTGATTATTTTTCATATTTTCCCAAAGAAACTTGTCAAGTAAAACTTGAACTTCTGAATGTTTAACTCCGTGTAGATCCAGTGTATTCATCTTCAATTATTTTTACAAGGTTTATTGATATAATCACCCCCGTATTATTTTCTAAATCAAAAATTACTTTTTTACCACCTAAAAAATGTTTATCTTTTTCAATAAAACCAAAGTATTGTTTATCACAATAAATTAATTTCACTTTTTTCATTTTTCATTAACTGATTTGAAAATATGTTATCTTCAACATTATGTTTTCCTAAATTATATGTGGTAAAAGTACCATCAAGATTGTCAATTCTAATCATTAAAAAACCAAGATCAGATACAAAAATTTTCTCCAATCCACCCTTACCTTTTGGTGTTTCAATTATTGGATTATTGTTTATTGATTTTATCATAAATTGTATGTAAGGTATTTGTTATTTGAGATTTGATTTGATCTTCGTAAGCCAGCCTTTCGTCCTCAACTTTTTGATCATAAAGTTTTTTTATTTTATACATGTCCCTTTCACCTAAAGTGACAACATAATGATATACGTGATTTGTAATTTCTA